CCTAAAGCTTATTACCCAGGAACATAATGTCAAAGTACGCAACAGGAAAACATTCGAAAGCAATTTCCGATAGATCTGGTATGGAATTTCCATATAGAGAAATGGTCAGAGAATGGAATGGTGCGTTTGTACATTATACAGAATACGAACCTAAGCAACCACAACTTGAACCAAAACCAATTGGTGGTGATGGTATTGCATTAATAAATGTAAGACCAGATAGAACAGAACCAATTACAACTGTTATGATTCCTGAAAACGGTTTTAAAACTTATCAAGCAGGATCAGGTGTTTTAAATGTAAATGTACCTGGACATGGTTTAACAAATGGTACTACTTATTTATTTAGAGGTCCACCTACAATATCACCTGGTACAGGAACATCTACTAATCCTGTTTTTGCTTATGCAACTATTCCTAGTTTTGATGGAATTACAGGTGCAAACATAGGTCAAGGGTCCGGATATGCAATAACAACTGGTTTATTTCAAAATGGAATAAGAGTTACGACAGATTTTGCTTTGTCAAATTTCTTCTTCTTTACAGTTAATACAGATACTGCTACAACAGGAAATGTAAAAGGAGGAGGCTATGGGTGCTCAATAGGTCCCATAACGATATCACCATGATTAAAAAATTTATTAATTGGATTAAAAATATATTTACACCTGAAAAACAAGATCCTCATCTTGAAATGTATGAAGAAGCTAGACCTGATAAAGCAGAAAAAATACGTAGAAAATATAAAGGAAACTCTGAATAATGACATATGCAGAATTAGTACAAAAAATTAGTGACTATACAGAAGTAGATAGTAATGTTTTAACTTCTACTATTGTTAATGGTTTTATCGAAGATGCAGAATGGAGAATTTACAGAGATGTAGATTCAGACAGTAATAGAAGATATGCTACAGCTAATTTAGTTACTAATGACCGATTTATATCTACTCCAGCAGAGGCTTTAGTTATAAGATCTGTTCAAATAGTAAATGGTGGTTCGGGATCCACGAGAAATTTTTTAGAATTTAGAGATACAAGTTTTATGTCAGAATTTAATTCAACAGGGGTTACTGGAGAACCTAAATACTATGGTATGTGGGAAGATGATAAAATGGTTTTAGCACCAACTCCTAATTCAACATACCAGGTTCAAGTTAATTATATCTTGAAAGATCCAGGCTTATCGAGTACAAATACAACTACATACTTAAGTAAGTATTTTCCCAACGGACTTTTGTATGCATGTTTAGTCGAAGCTTTTAGCTTTTTAAAAGGCCCTGCAGATCTCCTTCAACTATACGAAGGTAAATACAAATCAGCAATACAGGGATACGCTACAGAACAAATGGGAAGAAGAAGACGTGATGAATACCAATCAGGTGTTCCTCGGGTCGGAGGAAAATAAGAGATATATTATGGCTATAACACAAGCAATTGCAAACGCTTTTAAAAAACAACTACTAGAAGCAGATCACAACTTTAAACAATCAGGTGGTGATAAATTTAAATTAGCTCTTTATACTTCTTCAGCATCTTTAAACTCAACTACTACAGCTTACGCTTCAGGTAATGAAGTTAGTAATACTGGAACTTATTCAGCGGGTGGTGGAGCTTTAGTTAACAATGGGACTTCTATCGGTACAGGAACTGGTAAAGGTGTAGCTATTGTTGACTTTGCAGATTTGTCTTTTACGTCAGCGACAATCACAGCAAGAGGAGCATTAATCTATAACACATCTTCAGCTACAACTAATGCAGCTGTTGCAGTTTTAGATTTTGGAGCAGATAAAACTAGCACATCAGGAACTTTCACAGTTGTATTTCCAGCGTTTACAACTTCAGCAGCTATATTAAGAATCTCTGGATAGGAGTATTAAATGGCATTAATTGTACATGACAGAGTAAGAGAAACCTCTACCACTACAGGTACAGGTACATTAACTTTAGCAGGAGCCGTTCAAGGCTTTGAAACTTTTTCTAGTGCAATAGGAAACACTAACACAACTTATTACGCAATCGTTAATCAAGCAAACGCAGAATTCGAAGTTGGTCTTGGAACTGTATCAGCAGGTGCATTAGCAAGAACAACTATAATCACATCATCAAACTCAAACAACGCTGTAGACTTTTCAGCAGGTACAAAAGATGTATTCTGTACTCTACCTGCAACAAAAGCAGTTATAGAAGATGCAAATAGTGATGTCACACTTCCAGCAGATTTAAATGTTACTGTAGACTTAGATGTTGATGGTAATACTACAACAGACGGAATAACTAACTCTGGTAATTTTTCTACAGATGGTGGCACAATAAAACTAGATGGAGATTATCCAACAGGTACAGAAAATGTAGCATTAGGAAATACTACTTTAGATTCAGTTCAAGCTGGTGGTAATTATAATGTAGCAATAGGAAGTAAAGCTGGTACAGCAATTACAACAGGGGATTTTAACGTAGCAGTTGGTCGTTCAGCTGCTCTTGTAACAGATACAGGTGGTTGTAATACTGCAATCGGTGCTCAAACATTTACAGCAAATACATCAGGTGGAAACAATGTTGCTGTTGGTAAATCAGCTTTATCCTCTAACACAACAGCTTCTAATAACACAGCAGTAGGTACTGATTCTTTATGTCTTAACACAACAGGAGAAGATAATGTATCTATGGGAAGAAATTCTTTAAGGTCAAACACAACAGGTGATAGTAGTATCGCTATAGGAAGAAATTCTTTATGTGCTCATACGACAGGAGGAAATAACATTGCAATAGGTCTTTGTTCTGGTTTAAAAACTACAACAGGTTTTCAAAATTTTTCAGCAGGTAGTTTTTCTTTATGTAATAATACTACAGGATGTAAAAATGTAGCTTTAGGACAAAATGCAATGAAAGCTAGTACAACAGGATGTTTTAATACTGCTTTAGGTATGGGTTCTTTAGCTTTAAATGAAACAGCAAATTGTAACACTGCTGTAGGTGCTTGTTCTATGGCAGCAAACACAACAGGTGCTACTAATGTAGCTGTTGGAAAAGATTCTATGTTGTTAAACACAACAGGTGCTGACAACGCAGCACTAGGTACTGAAAGTTTAAGAAATAATACAACAGGAGCTAGTAACTTAGCTTTTGGTTATAGAGCTTTATATTCTAACACAACAGCATCAGACAATACAGCTGTTGGAAAAAATTCTTTATTAACTAATACAACAGGTGCTAATAACTCTGCATCAGGTGTAAATTCATTAAAACTTAACACTACTGGAGCAAATAATACTGCTATGGGTGCTTATGCATTAAAAGCTAACACAACAGCATCTGAAAACACAGCAGTTGGTTTTTATTCTTTATGCTCTAACACAACAGGTACAAGAAACTCAGCATTAGGTTATAGAACAATGTGTTCTAACACAACTGGTGGTGCTAATGTAGCATTAGGTAATAATGCTTTATTTACTAACTCAACAGGGGATAATAATATAGGAATTGGTAGAGATGCTTTATTTGCTAATACAACAGCAGATAGTAATGTAGCAGTTGGTTTTTGTTCTTTAGCAGCTAACACAACAGGAGCCGCAAATACAGCAGTAGGTACTTCTTCTTTAGATTCTAATACAACAGGTTATGCCAACGTAGCAATTGGTTGTGATGCTATGCAAACTAACACAGAAGGTTTTTCTAATACAGCTGTAGGACATAATTCTTTAGAACTTAATACCACAGGAGATCAAAATGTTGCAATAGGTGATGCTGCTTTAAGATCTAACACTACAGCTTCATGTAATACAGCAGTTGGTTTTAGTGCCGCAAAATGTACCACAACAGCAGACAATAACACAGCAATGGGTTTTTGTGCTTTATTTGCTAACACAACAGCATCACAAAATACAGCTATAGGTACTAATGCTTTGCGAGATAACACAACAGGAGCTAATCATGTAGCAATAGGGTTTAATACTTTGGTTGCCAACACCACAGCAGATTGTAATACAGTTATGGGTAGATGCGCTATGTTCACAAACACAACAGGTGCAAAAAATACCGCTGTTGGTGTTCAAGCTCAGTTTTCAACTACAACAGGTTCTGACAATGTATCTATGGGAAGAAATGCCTTATACGCTAATTCGACAGGTTCTCAAAATGTAGCAGTGGGATCACTTGCAGGAGATGCTGTTACAACAGGTGCAAACAATACTATTTTAGGTTATGAAGCAGCAGGTAAATTAACAACAGGTGGAGACAACGTTGCTGTTGGTAGAGCAGCATTATTAGATACTACAACACAAAGTGGTAATGTTGCTATAGGTGTTGAAGCATTAGAAAATAACACAGCAGAT